TGCACCATATCTGTTTTTCATCATACCTAACCTAATCACTCCTAACTCTCTGTCTTCATCGTTCTGAAAAATAGAGGTAATACAGTCTGCAGTAGCACACAAGCCGATACTTTCTGAAATTGTAGTCATGTCTGGGTTCTCAGTATTAAATCCAGATCGATTAATTTGAGTAGCTGAGATAATCGGACACGAGAATGTATACGACATTGCACGAACTTGCTCTGCAATATACTTAATACGTTCATAAGAGTTGTTACCTACAGTCGAATGCATAAGGTTAAGATAATCTAACACAATTGCATCGATTCTAATGCCTGTATCAGTTATTTTCTTAATATAACCCTTGAGATAGCTTGGTGTAATAGTTGATGGAGGAAATTCCTTAATTAATATTCGTCCATTTGTATCATCGCGGTTCTCTGTCAGCATTGTCTTTAGTGTACCTGTACTCGTTGATAGACTATTGATTGCGATCTTAGTAATATTAGAGCAAATACGTCTTGCATAAAGTAACTCTGACATCTCAAGAGTAATAAGCAATACAGTCTTACCTTGATTTGCAATATTAGCAGCAATATTACCAAGGAAGATAGACTTACCAATATTAGACTCACCTGCAAAGATATATAACGATCTACCATCTCTCAGAAATCCTCCATTTAGCAAATCATCTAACCACGGCCATTTCGATGGAATTGAGTGTTGTACATTCTGAAGATCTTCAATAATTTTATCAACATCTCCATACAAATCTAGACCTTTATCTGTTATAAGATTTATACTACACGATTTTTCAATCTTTGATAAGATTGAAGAAGTATCAATTTCACCTGACGCTATATCACCTGCAACTTCAAGCATAGTATGGTAAACAGCTTTCTCTTTCAAGAAGCGTTCTGTATTTTCATACAATTCATCTTTATCGAGATTTTTATCTATCGATCTTAACGATTCAATTACAGTCTTATAAGACTCTTTTAACTCATCTGTCGTAAGATATGATTTAAGCTCAGTATTAGTAGGCAGCTTATTTCTCTTTTCGTAGAATGCTGTAATAATCTTAAAGATAGTTCCTATGTTCTTATCTTTAAAATAATTCGGATTAACAAAATCTGCAATTGATGCAAGATATGTAGAGTCTGAAAGTGCTTTAAAGCAAAGGACCTTTTCAAAAAAATCATTATCTAATTTACTCACTTGAATAGTGTAGTCTTTAAATTCAATTATTCAACTTTTTTCTCTTTCCACTTGTTGAGAAAGTATTCTTGACCTGTATTAAACTCATCTGTAAATTCTCTCAAGCCAGGTGACGCATGGGTTATCATAATATCTCCAACACCAACCTTAAACCCTTGTTTATGAGCTTCTAGACTGTATGAGAGATCGTAAAAGTGAAATCCAGCTGGATTATCTTCATCAAATTGGACTTTTTCAAAAACAGATCGCTTAATAGCCATAAACACACCATCAATAAGAACAGCTCTGTGTGGATACACTCCAAACGATGTCATATGTTTCTTATTATCTGCTAAATGTGCTACAGCGCCGTGTAAATTACCACTTCCAAATCCACCACCCATTAAATGCCAGAGAACTGGTGCTTCTAACTTACATTGCGTTGATCCTGCAACACCAATTAAATCGTATTCACCCTGTAGTTCAGGAATCTTCTTAAAGAGGTCAGATTCGATGATAATATCATCATGTATTAAGACTAAAGTCTCTATATCTTCTTTAAGAGCGAATTTAATCGCCTTGTTATATACCTTCGTTAGAGACTCTGTGTTATTTTCTTTAAAGAAGATATTATAGTCTCCGTTATTGCTTTTATAAAGCAGTGTATCTTCTTTTTTACCTTTTGTTGCTGAGAAAAAAAATGTTTTCATAAAAAAATAAATGGTGATTGTGTATTAAACTTGCTATATTCTGTCCAACCGCTGTCGGTATACTTCATAATAACTCCTTCAGGTATAATTTTCATACCATCTACAAAGAGAGATGATACATCGCCTTGATTATTATAATGTAATAATGAGCCTTGTCTAAGTATAAATCTCTCCTGCGTCTTCTTATTGATTATATAAAGCGCGAAAGTACCTTTAAGTTTATTGACTACAGATTGTATATCGTTACATTCCTCTAGGAGGTTAACTATACACTGTGTATCCACTTTAACGGCCTTATCTAGTTCCTTGTGGTTCGTTAAGACACCGTTATGAAACACTAACCAATTAGAAGTTTCGAATGGATGCGAGGTTTCTACACTCCACTCACGTATATCTGATGTAGGAGCTTGAACATGACCAACAAAACAATCAATATGAGAACTGTCTATACTGTTTACATCAAACAAACCTGGAACTCTACCTATACTGATAGGTACATCATTACTAATTTTAACAAGACTCGAAGCAAATGTACCTCTTTCTCTGTTTACCTCTATCAAACCCTTAAATCTATCTATATCTCTCGATGATACTATTGCGCACATATGTTAAATATTGTTACTCCCTTGTATAAATATAGTATATATGAGATCTTTCGATAATCTACTTAAACGATATGCTATTGTTACTGAAGCAAAGGTGTCTCCGTTTGCTTCAACTCACCCATCATTTGGCGGTGTTACAAAACAAATGTCAGCTCGTGGAATGAGCTCTGCTCCATATGATACTGTTAAGTTTATCGCTACATTTTTAAATGAACTTGATATTATTGACTCTACTGAACTTAGTTCCGTACTTAAAGCTTCAGGATTTAAGGGTAAGCAAATTGCATTACTTGACGCTATTAAAGCAAAAAGTGCAGACATTATAGCTAAGAGTCAGGAAATTGCTGATGCAATGCCAACAGCCTTAGAAGATTATATCAACCGTGCAACACTTAATAGAGGTCGTGATACAATGGCTGATGTTAGAGATGCTGAAGGCGGTAGCGGTGGTCGTACAGATAAATACGCGAAACAAGCTGCAGAACGTGAAAAGAAAAAGAAAGTAGCTGCGCAAAACAAAGTTCAAAAGCAAGCTCTTAAGATTGCATCAAAAGGTGAGGATACCAATGTGCAATCTGCTGTTGATGTACTTGTAAATACTTTAGATACTGCTGATAAAGAAATGATGAGCCAAGAAGACCGTTATTATGTTGGTGCAGGTATCGGCTTTAAAGGCATTAGCGGAGATGCTGCTAATCCAGACATAGATGACATTGATATTAGCGTAGGCGATATTGGTGATATTCGTGATACTCTTATCACTAAACTGATAAACTTCTTTAACAAGCAGGAAAAATATACAGCAGAAAAAACTCGTCGTGGATTAAATGTGGAAGGACCTACCGGCTCTTTTGGTACAGATGTTGATGATGTTCAGGATATGATAACTGCTCTTATTATGAGAGCTTACCCGGATATTGACAGCGATCAAATCGTTGTTGATCTTAATACTGGTGCTGCTACAGAAGATGAAGAGTACGACTCTGAAAAGGCAGATATCGATAACGATGGCGAGACAGAAGACTGGGAAGAAGGACTCGCTAAAAAGCGTGGCTTTACTTCAAGTGAAGATGAAGAGTGTGCTTACGAGGACGAGGAACACGACTGCGACTGCGAAGATGAAGAATGCGACTGCAATAAGGAGTCTATGGTTGCTGAGGCACGTGGCTATAAGTCATTAACACCAGCTGCACTTATTGCTGAACTTCAGAGCGTTATTGATCTGCCTGATAATAAACTTACTGATGTTGCAAATATATCTTTCCGTGTATCTCGTGAGGAAGTCTATGAGCGTTTTCCAGAAATTTATAAACTGCTGGAAAAAATGTATGATGCAGTCATGAAGCCTGATGGTGCTCAAGAAACAAAAATGATTGCACAAAAAGCAATTGATATTGTTCGTAGCAAATATCCAAACCCTGACAAATACCAGAGAATGAGACCAGTTAGTAGCTATAACAATACTATGGTTTCTGAAAGTTACACTTCTGTTTATCTGACAGAGATGACTCGTAAGTCGTACGGAGAAACATCCGCCCCTCAAACTGTTACATTTAAAGAGCGGATGAAGCCTAAGACAATTTGGCAGCTTACTGAATTAAGAAACTACGGTCTCTAATTTAGTGCAACGGTCTATTTCATAAAGTTCATCAAGCTTAGCTTGTTGTACATATCTGATAGGATCCTCATAACCTGCTTCAGTAAAGCCTCTTATACGTAAACTAGAGGATGGCGTTGTTGCATCAGCCAAGCCATCCTCTCTATTACTATAACATGTCCATGTATCTTCAAACTTAACTCGTAGTCTCACTCCCTCTCTTACAATATCTGCTTTTGACATAGTTAGTAGAGGAGCGTCGATCTTAATTTGATGCTGTCTATTTTGCGATACTAGCTCATTATACTTAGATACAAATATATCTGTTGTATCCCAGTAACCTGCCAATGAATCTACCTCAGCAGCTCCATACCATACATCTTGAGCACCTAAACTTTCTGCATAAGCGCAACAGATACTTAAGAACATTTGATTTCTAAATGGTACATATGATACAGGTTGTGCATCACCAGCCATTTTACTAATATCAGGATTATCAATATTCAGATTAGTCAGTGATGATGTCGGTGACACATCTTTGATATATGATACATCTAATACCTTATTAGTAAATTTTACATTAGGGTATTTCTTTAGCAGATTCTGCTTTTGAAGATCTACACACTGCAGTTCTTTGCTGTGTCGTTGACCGTAATCAAAAGTTACTGTGTATATCTCTTTATAACCTCTATCTGCTGCCATAAACAAGAGTACAGACGAATCCATACCTCCTGAGAAGGCTAACACGAGTTTGTCATTTGTCATCATATATAATAATATCTTTCTCTGTTAGTTTACGATCATTAAGTCGAATTGCACCTGATTTAAGATCATTTTTTATACTAGTTTTTGATTTTTCAATATCAAATGCAGTCTTCCATACCCACTGAATAAACTCAACTATCTTCAACTGTTTCATAATCTTCGAGAATATCATCTACCTCATCCTCCTGCTCTTCTTGAGAGGTTGTTGATGTTGAATACTTCCACTCTACTGCAATTTTCTTCTCGAGTTCTGGAATGAATGTTTTCTCCCATAATTCTACGTTCTTTCTGAAGTTTTTGTAATATCCAAGCTTAGTACCATCTGGCAATTGATAGGTTGCACCTGTCTGAACGATAATACCAAAACCAACAAGTAGATCAAGCAGACCGTGGTACTTGTTCAAGCCATTAGCAAATGATAGATACATCTCAACTTCGAGATATTGCTTAATAAATCTATTTTTACGCGTAAGAGCTCTCAAAATAATACCACTATAACTCTTCTGACCAACTGCAATTGTCTTATCAATAGTTTTACCACCGTCATCCTTCATAGGTTTACGTGCAATCTGTACAGTCACAGATGGAAGATAAATTACAGATTTTCCACCTGGCATATTTTTCTCTAGCGATGGGAAGAGTTCCATAGGATTGTCGTACACATGCGATGTACAAATAACTGTCGTACGTGTAAGCGCACCCATATTAGTCAGCGTCTGCATGAGCGTTTTCATCGCTCTAGCCTTAGTACCAGTATCCTGACTAGTATTATCTTTATCCATTCGCTTAAAGTCCATCTCAGACTGAAGGTTACTCAGAGAGTCGACAGCGATAACGAACTGTCCTCCTAACTGCTTTTCTTCTACACGATTTAGAAAGTTAAATATAGAGTTACGCGTTTGCTCGATTGTCTTACACGGAACATATTTTACCCTAGAGATATCTAGACCTGCTGCTTCTGCACTTTCTGGATCAACAGCATTTTCTGTATCAAAGATAACAACATGCTTACCCATTCTCTGAGCATTTGCTAGTACGCGTAGCAGGAAACCTGTCTTAAATGTCTGTGATTCACCAGCTAGAACAGTTACTCTACCTGCTGGTATACCTTTGAAGCAAGACCCAGAGATAATTGCATTAAGTGCATACGATCCTGTATCAATCCAATCATCAACTCTACTTAATGTACTTTTATCTAACCATGTTGCGTAGGGATTAGCTTCATTTAGCAAATCCAAGGCTGATTCTACTTCTTTTTCAATTGAACTTTTTGCCATATATTAGATTATAATATAACAAGTATCATAATCTAGAGGCTCATTTGCGTTTCTTTTTGCGGCCGCTTTTCATATTAGCACACCAGTGAGCCATACGCTGTTTTTCACCGCTACTATTTTTTGCAATCTTACGAAGTGCCGTTACACTCTTCTTACAGTTGACGCCTTTTCTTTTCGCTAAGCCTTTACGACCTGGCTTTTTACCGTCTGCGTAATTTTCTGTTAGTAACATATTTACCAATTCGTCGAAGCTCATACACTTATTTATACAAAAAAAGCCGCTCCAATAAAATTGGAGCGGCTTCAACCAATATATTATGCAATCAGTCCTCAAAAAGCTTGATCACCTCAGGTTCAGTTTGAACCGGAGTAGAAGAAGGAGTATTAAAGTTATGGTACTGCTTAATAATATCATTATTGAGCTCAACAGAACTTTCTACAATCGATGCACGATTAAATGTCCAGTTATTTTGAGTTTTAGATTCAGGCGTCAGCAGTTCCATAAAGATATATGGGAAGGATTGTATCTGCAACTGACTCTGATTTGGCTGCACATGTAAAATAATTGGATTGCACAAGGTAAGCTGCGTCTCTGTTTTATCAACAACCTGCCCTACTACTACTCGACCGATATGGTCAATAATTACTTGAATATCACTCATCGTATTAATAATAATCTACTTATAGTCCTTTTCAACTTTTTATTTAATTTTTGTTTTGTCAAAAGAGATATCAACACGCTCTCTCCACTCAATTAGAGCTCGTCTCATAATCTCAATCTCTTTGTGATTGTTTGTACCAGACCCATCATCAACACCTTGCATAATATTTGAAACTACCTGCATTACTGCATTAATTCCATTTGCTTTGCCTCTCCAGTATGCTGGATGTGCTTTTGGTGACTCGTCGTAAACCGGGTAATCTAGATATTCCATACAAACTATTTACAATAAGTCAGCGTTTTATCAACTAAAAAGATCCGCAAGTTCTACCCTAATATTCATACTAGGTTTACGAATTTGCCAGTCAACACATTCGTAAAATCTTTCAATAGACTGATACAGAATCTTTTCAAACATTTTTTCATAGTCAATCTTAAAGAGATCGTGAAACTCTTCAGGATAGGCATACTTAAAGCCAATAACATCAATCTTATATTTGTTAGGTTGCTGCACATACAGATATCTAACCTTATCTCCAGAGTTAATAACCTCATACTTATTGTCTATACCTAGCTTGCTCGTAAGTGTATTATGAAGATAAGCAGCTTTTACATGAATCGGCGTACCCTTACCTACATTCATATCTTTACACTTCGGACTATACTTTTCATAACCCTTCAACCCCATAACAGATGCAATATCTTCCTCAGGTAGAGTCTTAAAGATATCGTAAGCCTCCTTCAGAGCCTTGTTTGTCAGTTGACGTGAACGAGTTGTTAACATCGTCTCGATAATGTTCTTAGCGTAGGGTTTAACAGCATTAGGCATAGATGTACGTACAACCTCTACTCCTGTATACTTAAACTTATCTGACTTAATACCCTCATCATCAAGTACATGCATAACATACCGTTTCTTCTGTAACATTAACGCTGTACCAGCAATAGATTCACGCTTGAATATAAACCTCGAATCTTTGGATCTTAACGCACTAATAGCCCAACTGTTAATATTGTCGTTAAGATAGTTCTCAAGGTCCTGGAGAGTCTTATAAAACTTATCTGTAATATTATTAGACTCGTCGCAGAGCGGTACAATATGCTCGATACACTTAAGAGAAAAATAACAGCTATCTGTATCAGAGTAAATCCAGCTATTATTAAGTTCTTCTGCATTTGTTATATTAAAGTTATCAGATAAAAATTGTTGAAGCAATTTACCAGCCTGCTTAATAACTGCCTGACCTGTAAGAGTAACAGAAGATGCAATATCGTCATCGCCAATCGAAGCCTGTTTATTACCCATGAACCCATATGTCGAGTTTAGTAAAACCTTTTGAACCATTTGTAATGTATTAGCTCTTGATATCTCTACAGATATTCGCTTAAGTTCCTCCTTTAGACTCATATCTGTCTTATCGGACTTATACTTAATATTTAAATCATACTGCCTCTTCTTAAGGTCAGTTAGCTTAGTTTTTACAATCTTACGTTGATCGTAATAGTAATCAAGAAACTCCGGAATAATACCCTTTCGTTTCTGGGTAAACAGAAAACCTGCTTTAGATAAAGCACACTCTTCATGCTTAATAAACTGTGCAAACTTCTCGTTTGTAAGCGTCAGAGTCTTACCAGATACATGATGAATGTTTACTGTATTATCATTAACCTTTTCTACTCTACCTACCTTTGTCTCAGGCGAAAGATTGAGTGAAATCATTACATTCGGGTATAGAGAGTTAGCATCAAAAGATACAACATTCGATTGAAAGCCTCTCTTTGGCTCAGACACATACGCACCTGGATTCTTACCGCCGTCTTGCTTACGTATAAAAGTCGAGATAATTTCGCCCCTATTTCTCGCTCTAATAGTTAGAGCACCTGTAATAACAGATAGGGTTCCCATTGCACCTTCTAGTGTAGTGAGACCTACATAAGATAACATCTTTAAGAGGCTGACATACTGAAGCTTTTCTTCTAGCTTAACAATAATGTTAACGTCCATAATGTTATAATCAATGAACTTATTCCAGTCAGTATCAGCAAGAGTAGCTAGGTCAATATCGCCATAGTCTATCTTATTCATTCCCAACTCAAGTTCGCCGATAGCGTTAAGCTTATATGACTCTCTTAACTTAAGGCAGAAACGTCTATAGATGTCCATGTAGTCGATGCACGCAACACCTTCGATATAGTATCTCTTTTGCTGCTTACCATACTTACCAATAATCTCACGAAAATAAACTCGACCTGTTGGTGATAAGCGACTTACATAATCTTCACCCATTAATCGCTCACATCTATTAATAATGTAAGGTATGTCAAAGAACTCAGACGACCAACCAGATAAAACATCCGGATAATCATCCTCGAGGTACTCGATAAACTTGATAAACAAATCTCGCTCATTTTTACAGTGAGTATAAACAATATCTTCTCGATCAGTCTTATAAGCACCTGTACCAAATGTATAGTATGTTTTACTAAGAGTATCGTAACATGTAATTACGTTAATAGGATGAGTCGGGTTATTAGTATCCGGAAAACCTTCGTTTGATGGACTATATGTCTCTATATCGAGAAACACCACTTTAAGATCGTTCTTAGTAAACTCCGGAGTCTCGTTGACTTTCCAAAATGTATCTAACAAGTACTGTTGAACGGTTGATATATTCTCATATAGCTTTCTTATACCTGAAGTAGCTACAAACTTATTCCTATCATACGACGTATTGAATATTTTTTTCGTTACACGAGTCTGATAAATTGATTTTTTCTCACCCTTGGTATCCTCTACATAGAGGTAGGGACTAAAGGATGTATCGTAACTTACTCTGTTACCATCCTCGTCCCATGTAAAAAGTTTGATAGACTTCGACCTACTATCATATACTGCGTTCCTATACATCTACCATAGTATAGGCTCGTTCGTTAAGGATTCCACTTTTTAAGATATACTCTATCAGGCGATCCAAACGGCGTGGTTTGCGCTTCAATATGACATCCAATATTTTCAGGTCTTTCAAGGAAACGAGATTCACCAATCTCGCGGAACATAGCAATGTTGTTATTATACTGCTTACGGTCTGACAGTACCTTATCGAGCTTCTGTTCGAGATCGTCACCAGTTTTAAACTTAAGAAAATCTGGCGCATCTTTGTATGTTTCCATATCTTGTAAAAGGCACGGCAATCCCAAGGTACATGCTTCGATATACTTAATATCAGATTTTGATCTGTTAAAACTATTATCAAGAAGAGGCGCGATCATAGCTTGCGCATTTAGGTCGTTGATAAACGCTGGATACTCTTGAAGAGATTTCCAAGGATGGTATTCTATTTTACCTTGAATTATAAGATCAGCTAGTTTTGGAGGATATGAGCCAACAAAGATCCATTGATACTTATTAACTGTTCTTCTCACCATATCAATAACATGAGAGAAATCATCTACGCCATTATTTTTATTATCAACGTCGTAATGCGCGCCAGATCCAGTATATAGGACACGAGGCTTTCTCTTATTTTTAATATATTGATCCTTTACTCTATTAGGATTATAGAGGTGACCCATCCAGAAGTAAGGCACAAAGTTTGGAATAACTGTTACCTCTTTCTTGCCAGTTTTTTCCTTGTATAGGTTACGAATATAATCGCAGGTAAGAGTAACTTCATCGCAAATATTAATCATGTCAATGCAGTTGTTCCGAACCTCATCTGTGTCAAAAGCAAATTTAAATCTATTGTAGTTAGGTATATCTTCTCTAAAGACTACATCGTCAACTTCATAAATCATTTTAAAGCCGTGTTCAGCGCTAAACTGTCTGACATACTTCATAAACTCTTTCTGCTCTGGAGATGCTTGGCGCTGAAATTTTACCGACTTAATACCTGCATACCAACGTGGGTCAAGTATCATTGAAGTAACAGTATTTGACATACCTAGCCCTGACATATTAATAAGATACTCAGGCCACAGCAATCTGTATGCTCCGCAACCGGAATAATCTCCTGCGTAGTTCAAAAACCGCGGCATTCCAGCTTCAGGAGGAACAGGTTTAGATTGCTGAACCTGTTCCCTAGACGGTGTCACAAAAGGAGAGGCAATTGGATTTGCAAATGAGGGAGGATAGGGCAAGGAATTATACATAATATATATATTATGTATCCATAAACTTGCCCTTATCAACTTATTCCGTGTAATTAACTCGACGGGTTATACCGCCAGACTTCTCAAGAAAGATAATATCACCTGTAACAGCTTTAAGAGATTCTTTTCTATGAGAAATTACATATACACACTCTGAAAGCTGCTCAGCGCGCTCTAGGAGAATATCTGTTACAATCTCAATACCTTTACTATCAAAAGAGGAATCAAACAACTCATCGTAAATAGCTATATTGTAGCTAACTCCGCCTTGTAGTCTACGTATATCAGAAAATGCGAACAAGCATGCTAGATCGATTGCTTTACGCTCAGCACCAGAAAAGTTAAAGTACGAACACACCTTACCTTGTTCATTAACAATCTCTTCTTCGAAGTATTCGTTAAATACGCACTGTGAATTAGAATCAAGTTTCTTTAGGTAATAAAGTAATTTACTATTAAGAAGTTCAAGTAACTTATTTACAATATAGGATTTGACTCCTTCTTCACTTACAATAAATTTTACTACATCAAGCTTAGACAAAGACCTATTAAGCTTACTAACCTTCTCTGCTACCTCCTCTTTTTGCTGACGCGCATTATCAATATGAGTTGTAAATTCATCACTACTATCTTCAAGATGCTTCAAATCCTCATTGAGTTCATCCTGCCACTTATTAAGCTGTGCAATACGCTCTTCGAGGTTTCGTAGCTTTTGAATATTGAGATTGTTTGCAACGATCTGCTTACGTGTTGTATCTATAGCTGTTTTTATTTTCTCTCTCTTCTCTCTCAAAACTTTAATAGCGAGAGTTTCAGCACTAAGATTAGTTGTACCAGTAGCAATGTCTTGTTTAAGAACAAGTTTCTCCGAATCAATAAACTCTTTATCGTGGTCGGTTATCGGTCTTAAGCATACAGGGCATGTTGCATCTGATGTACCAATTGACTTATACTTCGCAGCTTGTTGATTTATATAACTTTTAATATCAGCTACTGCTTCAACCTTCTGAGTAATTTCATCTTCTGTCTTACTGTCAAGTAAATCGAGCTTAGTAATAGTCTCGTTAGCCTTGCTTACATCAACGATGTTAATACTAGCGATTTGATCTGTTACACTAGCAATTTCATCAGCATTACTCTGCTGTCTAGTTAGATATGTCTCACGCTTCTCATTTTTACGCTCCTCGAGCTTCAATTGCTGCGAGACGAAGGAGTTGTAGGTTGCTGTCAACTCTTCGAGTCGAGCATTACCAATATCATACTCTCTTTTTGTTTCGAGATATTCTTGTCTAATGGTTGAAACCATTTTACTAAAGACCTCCATGCCAAAAATATCTTCAATAAACTTACGCTTCTCAACCTTATTCTTAGACATGAATGAAGTTGCGTTGTTAACAGACATAATAACACAATTCTGAAAGATGGAAGTAGATGCTCCCATAATATTACAGATATGTTTTGTAGTATTATTAATACTATCGCGTGTAATATCAACATCATTTTCATAGAATTGAACCTTGTTAGGGCTTAATGTTCTAATAATATGATACGAATTTGACCCTGTAGTTGTCTCTACACGAAACTTTAATTCAGCTACTGCAGTACCTCCAACAATATTGTTTACAATAAGATCTTTCTTCGGTAGAGGTCTTAGAGTTTCGCCAAAGATAGCAAAGTTAATACCATCAGCAAGAGTACTCTTCCCAATACCATTCTGTCTATCAGGCTTGTCAAGATTGTTGCCAGTAATAACATTTATACCTTTATTAAACTCTATTGATACAGGCTCCTCGCCCACAGATAAAAAATTCTGCAAGACTATTTTATCAAAAATTACTCTCTTCATACTAGGCAGCGTTTATACAGATCAACTGTGTATTCAAGTATATCCTTTTTATTTTCAACATCAAGAATATTAATAAACTCTTCAATAGCTTCTTCTATATTAATACCCGATAGATCTTTGTTTGAAAACGCAGGCTCGTCATTAATAATAATTTCATACTCAGTAGCTATGTGTTCTGGTTGTAGTAAGGATAGCTTACGAGTTAAAAGCGTCATATCATCTACTGTCACACTTTTATCTACTTTAATCTTCACAAAGTTACCTTTAAGCAGCGTACTTAGTTCAGCGGTTGAATAATTGTTATAAGCTAATTCACCAAGAGACAGTTTAACATAGCGAGGTGATATATAATTTTCAACAAACTCATACTCATTACTATCTATATCTAGAATGTAATAACCTTTTGAGTTGTTTGCATCACTGAAATCCATTTGAAACGGATTTCCGCAATATAGAATAGTACCTTTCTTAAACTTCTTCTCGTGACGAGTGTGAAAGTGACCTGATATAGTTAAAGGTGCACGCGAAACAATATCCTTTCTTTTTAAACCATCTTCACACACCTTCATTCCGTTCATATTAAAGCTTTCAATCTCAAAGTGACCGAAAACAATATCACTACTTGGAATTTTGTCAATAGGCGTATTCCATGGACAGAATGTAAGCACTCTATCAAACACTTTAATGGTTTGAACGTCATCAACAATGGTTACATTGCTTCGACCCTTGAACACAGACATCGAATGAACATCAACTCTATGCTTATAGTAGATATCGTGGTTACCAATTAAGATAATGAGATTAAACTCTGCTAAAGCGTTTAATATATCAGCAGACACCTGCAAGGTATTAACAGAAATTTCACTTCTGTTATGATGCCAGTCTCCGCAAAATATAATATCCGTTATACCCTTACTTCTAATATCAGCAGCAAACCACTCAGCCCATTCTCTCGCAATTTCATGCCATCTCGAGCTATTGGAGTGAACGCCTAGGTGGAGGTCTGAGATTACTGCTACCTTTTTCTGATTAATCTTCATTGTAGTAGTCATCGTCACTCTTTGTTGGTGATACATACACATAACTATTACATGTTTTTGGATCACTCATTATATCAGCATAGACTCTTTCGCGATAATTTTTTTCTGCTTCGTGATGCCGTTTTTCTTTTTTAATCCTGTTAACAAAAGCATTATAAGCAATAGTTGTAAAGTATGAGAAGGGATTACACTCATCTGGACCACCTCTATCAGTTCTTTTTTCGAAACTATACTTCTTACGTTTAAGAGCAGAATACATCTTAATGAGAGCATCACCAATCATCTCCTCTTTATAGGTATAATTGATAAATGAGCTGCTATAGCTCAACCCATATGCAATCTTATTAACATTCTCTGCGAGGTCATCTGTTAAAACATCTGTCTCGTAAAACGTTCTAAGTGATCTACTAAACTCTTTAGGTTCGACATAGTATCTCTCCTTATCTTTGTTTTTAGCCATACCTGTATTATATCACACCGTTGATATAAATCAAGCTAGTTTAATATTTTTTTGAGAATATCTAATAAATTCTTTCTTATATATCTCTTTTCTTTTATCGCTATGCTGTCTACCGTATTCTAGCTCGTCTCTGATATCGAAAATATTGAGTAGTGTTTTATTTTCATGAAGTCTTAGACCTCGACCAATAGATTGAACCGTTCTAATAAATGATTTACCACCGCTAGCAAAAATAATATTATGAATATTTTTTATATTCACCCCTGTTGAGAAGATAGCACTTATTGCTATACACACAACATTATTTGTACTCTCCATTATAGCTTTTATCTTATCTCTCTCATCAACATCCATTGAACCTGATATAAAGAACACAGCTTTGTCAGTATTTTGACTCAATACTTCATATAATGCTTCACCGTGCGCGATTTGATTAACAAGTATAAGAGTGTTAGCACTAATCTTACTACATAACTTATATAGTAAGTCATTTCTCTGCGGATTTGTAAAAATAAACTCCAATTCATCTCTGTATTTGCTATCTGTTTTTTGTTCTACACGTGTATTATATGTAACTCCTAGTATAGTTACTTCAACATTCGTTAAAAATTTTTCGTCTCTTAGCTCAACACTAGGTTTTTCATACAAAACAGGACCGAATTTACCGTATAATGACCACAATTCAAGTTCATCCTGTGGAAGAGTACCTGTAAACCCATACTTTCTATGAGTTTTTATCTTTGATACAATTTTAGCTAACTCATTACCGTGTTTTGCACGGTGGACCTCATCAACTACAAGCAAATCTACATACTTTACCCAGTCTTCATCAGCAAATCGACTACAAAGCACCCCAGTATTACATATAATTACATTAGCATCCATGTCAGGTACATCATTACCCGTCCATTTTGTAGTTTTATAGGTGATACCATACAGTTTTAGCTCATCATATGTCTGTTTTACAAGTCCTAAGTCGGGTACAATGAGTAAACACTTAAAAGTCACCTTATTATTACAGTTTCTGTAGTAATTTTCTATTAAAGTCGCTGTTGTTAGTGTTTTTCCAGCGCCAGTACCAAGAATACACAGGCCTCTACCCGTTTTAAGCCCATTTTTAATGGTTTCACACTGATAATCACGTAAATCATACGTCATACCCGTAAAAACACCATCAAACACAGGGGCTTCCAGTGCTTTCTGCAATGTTTTACTTAAATTTACGGGTGTATTGATGGATTTTGATATTAAAAACTGTCTTATTTGCCAATATAACCCTAATTCACACTGTCCAGTAGGTGTAATTAGGTACTTTCTAGTGGCAATATGCCTGTATCTCTTACGAATAAACGATGGAACGTCGTTTGGTACCGAAAAATGCTCACGAATCTGTGAGAAAATTTCGTCATCTCCACGTATCAAAAGCTTTTGAGTACTGATATTATAGTCTAATTCAATCACAATTGTTCAAGTTTTTGAATTTCAATAATGTTTTTAATATCCCATCCAACCTGGTTCAGTACTGATGTAGCTTTATCAAGATACTCAATAACGAACTCATACTCTTTAATTTGATCGTTCAATGAACTAATTTCAGCTGAAGATTCAGCAGCAATTTCAGCGGCTTGAGGTGTTAATTTAACAGGAGACGTTTCTTGAATACGCTTAACTAACTGTTTCTTTAGGTTTTTCTTAGCTTTTTGCAATGAATATAATTCAATTTTAGCATCAATTAGTCGAGCTGCCCAGAAATGCTTACGTGACGGTAAGCGTAGTTGTACCTCTTTAATGTTAAAATCATTAATAATAAGGTCTTGACCTATTTCATCCTTATATCTTTTTATTAAATCCACATAATCATTATAAACATGTTTGCTAATAAATCAACTATAATGTGGTATTGTTAATTTCACTGCATAAATAAAATTATAATGGAGGATCGAAAAACATTTAAACAGTTTTATGAAGATGTAACAGTATCAGACGCTTTAGGTGGATCTCCTGGTTCAAATGATAGTATATCTGGATCAGATTTTTATGCTCGAGGTGATGCGAGAATACCAAAGTTATTAGGTGTATACTCTAGAAAAGGTAAAGTTAACAACAAAAAACGTAAAAGAGTTAAACGTAAAAGAGTTAAACGTAAAAGAGTAAAAAGAAAATAATTATACCTTTATCATTTAATCCTCAGATTTATTTACACGTAAAAAAATAAAATCAACTGTCAATGCAAGAAAATTTTGGACACTGGATACTTTCCTTAGAAAACAATCAAGAAATTGTTAAGCAATATGGGTTTATATACTTAATAACAAATAATGCTAACAGTAAAAAGTATATTGGTAAAAAGCAATGCTTAACAACGTTAAAGAGAAAGCCTCTTAAGGGTAAAAAGAACAAGCGACACGAGGAAAAGGAGACTGATTGGAAGGAATATACGTCTTCGTGTAGAGAGCTTAATGAAGATATTAAGTTACACGGTAAAGATAGTTTTACATTTGAGATATTAAAGTGGTGTGAATCAAAATTTGATTTAGCTTACAGTGAGATTAAAATGCAAATTGAAAGAGAGGTTCTGTTTAATGAACAATACTACAATGGCATTATCAACATTAGGGTCTCAAGACCAAAACACAGACCTTCGACACTGTAGACCTATTGATCTCAATAGAATAATTGATGATTCTATTACACAAACGTATTATCAGTGTGATTTAATAGGTGTACCTTATGATCTAACTGTAAAAGATGTTGAGAGTCTGTTCTATCATAACGTTATAGTTCATTATATAGAACAAAAAAAGTTAAATATTCACTGTCAAATAGAGTATATTTTTAAAAAAAGACTGGTTAGTAAGGATATTTTACCGTATATTCAAAAAGTTTTTAAAATTTTATGTATTAGTAAGATATTAAAACCTAAAAATTTTATAAAAAAGCTAAAAGACTTTGCGAAGAGTTATAATCTAAAGTATGTCGATGAACATGTTTTGACTGATTGTATGAATAAACTTGCACTGTTGAAATAAATACACATATGAGTAAATTTCTCAAGATTCTAGAGCAAGTAGATCCACAAAATACTGATAAGCAAGAAATGATTCATAAGCTTGCAGAATTGTTTAATCTAATTAGTAGTGTCGAAGTATCATCTGATGGTGACTCTATAACTGTTAATGTTAACAATACTCCCGTTAAGCTTACTATTGTTGACGAGACTAATGAAGAGGAAGCAGAAGAAAATCCTGGTTATTCAATTGATACAGCTGTACAAAGTCTTGCACAGAAACCAAGTATATTAGGAGATTTCGGATTTGGGTCTGTAGGTACGGCTAAAAAAGCTGTAAAAAAAAGAGACGAAGTGGCAGTAAAAGCAATTAGTAAGTACGATAAGATTACAAAAAATCTTGAAAAAGCAATTAAAGACTTTGATGCAAAATCTGCAGGGTTCAACGTTACACGATAATATGAAAAAAACAAACAAACTTTTTGAACAATACTTTAAATTGCTTAATGAGCAAGAACCTGGAGAAGATCCAAATGCACCAGTTACTGATCAAGCTCCTGAACAACCACCTGTCGCAGCACCACAAGAATCAGGAATGCCTGAAAATCAAAAGTATATGATCAAAATATTGACTCATGCTTTTATTTTTAATCCAACGCTGTTCAGTCGCGAGACTCAGCAAACTATTGCTAACGATATACAACGTCTATCGAAGTCTGTTAATGTACCTATCTCAAAAATAGTTGCTGATATTACCAATATTATATGTATTAATAACAGCTTATGCAGAGAGCTTAGAAATAATCAACCATCTCTTAAGACAGAATCAAAGACGATTAAGTTTATTGATAAGTTGATGGTATTACTTGAGCAACCAGCAGATGCTACAGAACCTCAACAAGATACGCAAGAGCAACCTACTGCCCCAGTAGAAGGAGAAGCTCCTGCACCTGTAAAAAAATCAGAATTGTCTCTCGAGGAGATTTTCCCTCTATATAAGGAGTTGATTCTTAAAGCGCTTGCTCACACTCCTACAGAAGAAGAGTTAATGATGCTCAAGCCTGTAGTGGATGAGTTTGCCGATGTAGATCCTACAAAGATTGAAACCTTTATAGCTAAAACACTTAATCAATCGCTTA